TGTCAGCAAGAGCATCCTCCAGTTCCTTTGACGATGCTAGCATACCAAGGGAGTCCAGCACGATCAAAAGAGGTTTCCGTTCTTCTTCTTTACATTTAAGAAGATTATCTAAGATACGAATAATCTGAGTACGAAACTCTTCAATTGTATCTACTGGGAAATGCCATACTCGATCTGCGTCGAGTCCACGGTTCTTGAAGAGATCACCCGTAGCAGCGGCTTCACTATCAAAATAGAAAACTGCACCATCAGGATTATTATCAAGAAAGTTCTTAGCGATCCCAATTGCATAGAATGTCTTTCCTGTTGCTTGCTCACCTGCAATAGCAGTCACCCTGTTGTCAGGAATGCCACCATAGATACTACCACTAAGCAGTGCATTCAGGATATAAGATCCTGTACCAATAAACTTCTGCTCATCACCCGTGGTGATGCCATCAGAAACAAGTTTGGCATAGTCATTTTTTGCCTCTTTGGCAAGTGTATCAAAGATACTCATACGAATAGAAACTCCAGATTAACTTCTTTTTCTGTCTTCCATCCAATAACATCAAGAATAATCTTGAGTGGATCTAGGAATGATTTTTGGAATTGTAACTTGTAATCTACGTTCTTGCTGATCTTAACTTCTTGTGGAAAATTAGAGATGAACGAAATAACATTCTCTCCCACAATGTTAGGTGTTTGTAGATATACAAATTTGATCTTTTCACCCTCTTGAATCAGAGGATACTTGTGTGTCAGTTTGTTCTTATTCAATTGGAAGTTGTACAGAAGTGCTCCACGTACATGGATGGGACAACTTTTCTTGTACAGCGTAACAGGATCTTTCCATTTTGTCAACCCGTTAACACTCCTAGGAAAAGCAATCTGTTCAGGAGGCATGTTAAAGAAGTCACTCTTAAACTGATCGATGAACGTAATAAGGTCTTCTTCAGTTTTGGTCATGATGATATTGAGTGCTTCTTTAATCTTAGTCCTACAAGGAGCAGGAGTAGAAGATTTAACTGCCTCAATCCCCATCATCTTAAGTTTTGGTTCTGCATAACGGACACCTTCACTATCCCATACATTTAGAATGTAGCGTTTCTTTGCAGTCCAGATGCCCTTGTCAGCGATGTTCTCTCGCTTCATGCTCATCTTTTGTTGATATGCCGAAACGTAATTCGCAAGTTCCTGATAACTGGATTCGATGAATGGTTCCAGCTTCTCCTGACAGATCTTGTCCAGTATTGAAACAATTGCTGCTTTATCGCCAGACCGATTACTAAAGAATTTAGTAACAAGAGGTCCAAGGTTAAGATAGATACTGTCGGTATCGGATGCGATAACATAATCGACTTCCTCCGTTTGCAATAGGTTATTTAGGTAACCGTTCATCTTATCCTCAATCCAGCGGATAGAAACCTGACCAGAAAGAGTAATTGCTTCAGCATTTGCTAACTTAAAGTATCGGAAATACTGATTACCAATAGCACCATAGGCAGAGTTAAGTTGAATCTTCTTTGCCATCTGAATGTTATTGCAACGAGAGATCTCCTTAACAAGTTCTATACTAGGATTCTTCTCGTTCTCTTGCTTTGCAGCAAGCATCTTCTTCTTAAACTTCACACGATCATCATACATTTTCTGCATGAGTTGTGGAAGAAATCCCTGGACATCTTTTCGATACTGTGCCCCATTTGCACAAACACAATACTCACCATCAATAGAAATTTCCTTTTTAAGGATTCGATCTACTGTTGCTGACGGGTGTTTGTTCGGAAGTAACGTCTCTGGCGAGATGTTGTATTGCATAATGAGGTGAGGGTATAGGGAGTTGAGGTCAAAACTGACCACCCATTCATACAAACCAGGGACAGGTTCTTTAACATACGCACCAGCGTACTTGGAATCTTTTTCATGGCGTTCGTTCGGGGGAATGACAATCTTTTTACGAGTAAGGTCATTATAGATAATGCTATCCCACATGCGTACTTGATAGTACACATCCTCAAAGTTAACCTTGGCGTCATATGCCATGGTCAATGCCAACTCAATCAACTTCATCTTGTCTTCCAGACGGTCAACAAGCTCTACGTCAATGATGTTGTAATCAACAAACTTTTGCCAGTTCTGAGTATAGAAGTCCTTGAAGGTTTCAAACTCAGAGTGGTCTAGTTTTTGTTGTCCGAGTTCAACGCTGGCAATATGATCCAGTCGATAGGACTCTTGGTTAGTGTAAGTAAACTTCTGATAAAGATCAAGGTAGTCAAGAACGCTAACGCCGATGACATCATAATAAATATGATTCCTTCCCTTGATTTCGACTTCTTTTTCAAAGACCTTGTTCCATGGAGAAAGGGACTTCATGTACTTTGTGGAAAGCACACGATCTATACGACGGCAAATATATGGAACGTCGAACAGTTTGACATTCCAACCAGTCAAAATATCTGGGGTATTCTCTGCCCACCATGCAAGAAAATCTTTGAGCATCTCTTCTTCTTTCCAGAAGACCCGATACTCAACATCATCCCGTGAGTTTTCATACTCACGAGTTCCCCATACAATTAATTTCTTAGTGGTAAAATCCTTAATCGTCAGACACAGAATCTCTTCAGACGTGTCTGCAATATTAGGAAATCCGTTTTCAGATGAGGTCTCAATGTCAATAGTGTAAATTTTTAAATGTGAAGTATCATAGTTGATCTCTTCTTCTGGAAATTTATCACTAATGTATTGATACAAGAATCTATCGTTCCCATAGATCTTGAAGTTATCGACACCTTTATACTTGTCGATAAACTCCCTAGCATCTTTTACATTGCTGAACTTAATCTCTTGGGCATAGTTACCATCAAGAGTTTTGTATTCACTTTTAGTATTTGTTTGGGCATAAAGAACTGGAGAAAAGACCTCCTGGTATTGAACACGTTCACCGTTTTCATAACCAATGTAAAAGATCTTGTCTCCAGAAAGGAAAACATTACTGTAGAAGTTCTTCGTCATCATCAGGTGGGACAATCGCTTGGTACTTGGAGAGGATCTCAGGATCTGGTTCTGCCAGTGTAGCAAGAGATTCGGAATAAAGCAAGACATTTCTTTGCTTTGAGTAGCGGGGGAATGTCCTGAGTTCACCATCTACAATTTCCATGGGGTCTGCCAGGAAACAAGATGGTTCCATCTCCATTTCAGAAATCTGAGAAATCAAATAAGTACCGTTACGAAGCAGGATCAGTTTGACTTCCATCATTAACTACCTCAACGGGGGATTCGGGAACATCAGAAGGTTCTTCTTCCAAAGAAATACCATTCTTGTTGCAGTAATCTCTCATGATATTATCATGAGGATCATAGATTGTAACCAACCAATCTGCTGGAATAATGAAACTTCTTTGCTTGGCAAGAGGTGCCCAGTGAGTATATCGAACTGAGTACTTGGTTTTAGGTGCAATTGATTCCTCACCCTCAACAGCAAGTTCTTCAGTTTCTGCCTGGAGTTGCATCACAAATGGATTTGAAAGGTGATATGCAACAATACCATTGTTTTCATTGTCGAGGATTTCCTTGGCGTCAGAAATAACGTCTTCGCCAGACCTCAGCAGCATAACTTTAACAGTCATAATGATAGATTCTTGTCTTCTAAATTTCTAATGTGGGTTGAAAGTTTGTCAAGGTATCCACGATTGCGTAGCTCTTTGAACACTAGGTTCTCAAGTGCAAACTCTCCACCTTGCTGAATAGCAGATGCTCTCATGTCTCTGATCCTGTCTTTCAGTTTCTTGAGAACTGCTGGATCATCTGCTTGATTTTCGATCAGGTCGTCAATCTTTTCCATCATATCATGAACCTTCTTAAAAAGCAAGGGGTCTGTCAGATCCACTTGCTGCTTCTGAGGTTCCTTGATCCACTTGGTATTCAAAAGAGAATACACTCCCTGACCTGCTGGAAGTGGATCATTGATGTCCTGTGCATAAAGTTCCACAGGATGGGCATAGATCTTGATGTCATGCATCAATGCCCACAGTTGTTTCTTATCTCTCAGATAATCATCTAACAGTTCTGGACAGTTAGCAATCTGAGTTTTATCTACAACCAGATGCAAATCTAAATCAGAGAATCTTGTGTAATTAAAGTTGGCATTACCACCAACTAGAATAATATCTCTGATTGATTCCTGAGGAATCTTTGCAAATTCTGCCCACTTATATCCAATCTCAAGAAGTTTTGTTGCAACTTCTTGCTTGAGTTCTAACCCATCCCAAAATTTTAGGTTGAGTTTATCGTGATACATCAGGGTTAACCTGAGTTCTTGAAACGATTTCACGGATACTAAATGAGATTTCTTACTATTTATCTTTAACGATTTCAATATTCGGTTCTGTATTGACATCATTTCCGAATACTGCTTTTGCCTCTTCCTGTGGTTTGAGGGTTTGTCCATATGCCTCAAGAACTGACATGATAGGTTCTACGATAGAAACAACCCAATCAGGATTGACTGCAATCTCATCATCATGGGTTAGGGGTTGCCATTTTTCAAGAAGAATTCTTCCCGTATACTGTTGGTTTCTTTCTTCAGTCCCCTCTACAAACATCTTCTCGATAGTGATAGCATACGCTTTATCAAAGATAAATGCTTGTCTTACCCCAGTATCTTTATGCTGAACTTCAGAGACATCAGCAACGATATCTTCCCCAGATTTTAATTTAATTACTTTAATTGACATGGTAATCCACTATGAAATAGTATTATAAAAGGGTCTCAACGTTTTGTCAAGACCCTTTCTTTTATTTATTTGATTTCGTAGATCCTTCTCTTTTGATGTTCAGGAACGATTCTATTCAATTCAACAACCAACATACCATTCTCAAAAGTAACTTCTCCAACTTCAACATCGTCAGACAAGTTGAAACCTCTAGCAAAGGTTCTAGTTGCAACGCCACGGTGCATGTACTCACCTTCTGACTTATCCTTTGCTGCCTTGGACGAGATGATTAGAACATTGGTCTCGGTGCTAACTTCAATGTCATCTTTTGACCACCCCGCAAGTGCTAGTTCGATCCTCCACTTAGTTTCTGAATCTTTTACTAGATTGTAAGGGGGATACGAATTCTGTGGTGTTCCCATTCCATACGAATGCAATCGATAGAATAGGTCATCGTAACCGACACTGTATCTTTCTACAGCATCAACAATGGCACCCAAATCCTTGGTGCCGAACTTTCTAAGTCCAGTCATTATGGTAGCTCCTTTAAAAGCGAGTTTGTGTTTTGAGGTCCCCGAAGGCAACCGTATTATATATTAACAAACAAAAAAATAGTGATACAGTAAAAACCGTACCACTATCTAGGGTGTTCCGATTGTAGAGTGTGCCGCACGAAAAGCACATAGATATTTATCTAAATAGATTAGCATACACACTAAATTAAATGAAAAAGACGTTGATTGCTTTTGGAATGTTACTGATGGCGGCACCTGCACATGCCGATATTACAACTAAACTTACCACTAGTGTTCAACTGACTGTTGATGCTGCTGCTTCTCAAGCAACTCGTTTAGGTTCTTCCTATTCTGTGAGTGGTTCTAATGTATCTGCTACTCTAGGTGGTCTTACAGCACCTTCGGGATCTGCTGCTGCCACTATGAATGCTGGCACATATTCCCAAACGACAGATGGGAGTGCCTTTTCGTTTAGTGAGACATTCAACGGCGGAGACGCAATCCCAACAGGAACGACCGTTTCTAGCGGTGTGGTTGGATCCTTACCCGCATTTGGAAGCGTCACGACAACTGCTGGTGGGGTGGCTGGTTCTCTCGCTGGTACTATCGATTCTGCTGGCACGATGGCATTGACTGCTGGTGGTGCTGGTACTTCTGCAACAGGACAGTTTGTTTCTGAAATCACTATCAGATAATGGGTCTTAGTTATGGGTTTCCAAATTCGAATGGGTGCCAATGTTCAAATTGCAAAGGCACCTCTTTTTGCCGCTGCTGTGAGCGTTGCAATGTTTTCTGGGCAAGCAAAAGCAGTTCCAGTGGTCCCAAACTTCACTCAGGGATCAATGACAAGTCATACAGAAACGACACAGAAAATAACTGAGACCATCAACTCGATGGATTATAACACAGGGTATCAATACTCTGTAACTGGTACTGGAATTACAGCATCAGGTAACTTATCACCAGGAACAGGTGCTAACAATGTAACTATAGACGGAGTGACATCATCATGGACAGGAATAACAAGCAAACCATCCTTCACACAAACGACACCAGGAGCAGCGTTTCAGTTCACAGAAACATATCAGGGTCCTGGTTTAAGCAATCAAACAATAATTCAAAGAACAACAGAGGTAACAAGCATAACCGACACTACCTCTATCTTCTCGCAATAGGACTTAACTGTGCTCTCCCAATTCAAGCATATGCTGAAGTCGGGGGTGTTAGTGCTACAGCTGCTCCCGTTGCTAATTCTTCAGGCTCTGTTACAAATCAGGCAATCCAAGTTTTACAAGGACCCTACATTACAAACACCTATGGGGGTGGGATCCAGTGTCAGGGACCAACTCTAAACATCACACCATATGTGACTGGTAGTGCTTCTACTACCAAACCTTATGAACCATATTACTATGATCCTGTTTATGACATGAGGGACTTAGATGAAGATGGAGCACCTGACAATCCAGGTTCCATTCTTTATACTGTCCCAGTAAGAACTGGGCAAAAAGATAACTATAACTTAGGTGTAGGTTTCTCTGCTACATGGAGCAAACCATTAGATCAGAAACTACAGGACCAATGTAAAGAAGCAGCTGCTGCTAACATCGAACTGATGAAGCAAACAACTGCCAATAAGAGATTAGATTTTGAAATCGCTAGGTTGAAAAACTGTGGTGAATTGATGAAGCAAGGTATCATGTTCCACCCAAAGTCACAATATTATAAAGTATGTGCTGATGTTGTAGTCATGAATAAGAATGCTATAGCACCTCACGTTCACTCTATCCCTTCGGTTTCAAGACAGAACGAAGTGCCCGAATCGCCTGTGTCCTCTCGCGCTGAAGATCTTGGCGGTCCCTTACAGACAAGACCTCAGGTGTCTTCCCCCTGATAGCAGCAATCTTTTTCATTACTTTCTTAACCGTTGGTTTGACAACCTTTAGTAGGATGTCTGCCAGCGGTTTTGCCATAAGTGCTGATGCTGTAGCCACTACAGCAATACCACCAGTGGTTACAACAGATCCAGGACTAGGAAGACCAGCAATAATCTGTTGAGGAATAGGAACAGGTTCTGTAATCTGAATACACTCATTACCTATGAGTTTATAATCAGTAACTTTCTTTCTAAACCCTTCTACGAATGTACCAACAGGTTCCTTCGCTTCTTGTGCTGCTGTAGGACAATCTACCTTCGCAGTAGCAGGAGGAATTTTAGGTGTCGC